CTGTTGTAGTTGTAGTACTTGTTATACTAGCTCCAAAAAAACCTAAATACTTACCTATAGTGGCAAATTTATAGTGCGCACTTAATGCAACTGTTAACGAAGTGCTATTTGTTCTTAAATCTGTTCCTAATACAGGAAGCCAGTTAATAGGAACTTCTGGTGCAGGCAATAATTGGCCTGTAACACTACCGTCATCGTTTGTTGTAAAAAATGAAATTGTTTCTGATGGACTAATAACCTGAACTACCACTTCGTCCCATCCAGATAAATCTTGATAGAAACCAGCAGCAGCATTAAATTGAGCAGTTGCATCAATAACATTGCTTGTCTTATTGCTAAATTTTGTTAGTCTTATTAATAATTTTCCGACTGTTGTTGGCATTGTATTTTATTTTAAACTGTTTGTAATTGTTGTTCTTGTTGTAATTGTTCTTCTGGATTCATCATTTCCTCTTGTCCTTGTTCTTGACCTTGTTGTTCAGCAGCAGCTTGTTCTTGCATTTGTGCTTGTTGAATTTGCTTTTCCATTTGATCATTTTGCAATGTCAACGGAACTTCAACACTTGAAATAAGCTCATTTACTAGTGGTTGCAATTCGGCAGGTATTTGAATATTAGCTTTTGCCAAATCAAACATACCTTGAATAATAATTTCTCTTTGCTTTGCTTGAGTTTTTTTATCTTCAAGAACCGCATCTCCTTGAGCCTTAGCTTGCATACTTGCTTGTTGTATTTGAGCATTTTGCTCGCTATTGGATTGAGCTTTTTCTTGTTCGGTCTTAATGAATCTTTTTTGTCCTTGTCTAAAATACAATTCAGCTAATTGAACATTTTCTTTAGCTATTCTCATTATTTTAAAAGGATCTATATATAAAATCAATTGAGGATTAGCGGTAATTGCATTATTCATCATTGCATCCAGTTTTGCAACCTCCAAGTCAGTCGGCAACATAGTTACTTTTGCAACAAAATTTCTATCCTTAACTTCTTCCTCCTTTAATATTTCTCTATATTTTTTAGCGCCATAAGTAACGCTCTTATTTAATAAACAAGCTATTTTCTTACCCGTTTCTTCCATTACAGATACATATGCATCATACATATAGTCAGTAGCATTGTTTGCTAACTGTCTTGATGCTTCTATATTAGCAGATGTAACTCTAGGTTGTGCGGCTTGTTGCATCAAACTAGGATCATCTCCAAGCTCTTGCGTTAATATTTGATAATGGAATTGGTATAACTGAATTAAGGCTTGTAATTGAGGTGCGAATCCAGTATTTGCTAATTCTCTAATTGGAATCGGTATTGCATTACCTTCTGCATCTCGTCCACGATAATAAAGTTTACCAGTTTGTTCCCAAATTTTTTGAACATCTAATGGCTTAACAGAATCGCCAAGTCCTAAATCTAATTCTTGTAAAGCGTCAACATCGATTGAAGCGCCCGCAGGAACCATTTTAGCTACCATTTGTTGAATCTTCAATCTAGCCAAAATCATTTGCTCAATTGGTTCTTCAATTTTTTCAGGCACAGCCACGTTTCTCATATCGTATGGATCATACATATAGAAACTATAAGAAAATTCCGCATTACCAAGTTCTTTTGGATCTTGCGGGCGAATCATGTTCTTTTTAATACCCCACTCAATCATTTGTTGAGTCATTGGGCAATAAACGCCTTTATATATATTCCATTTCTTTTCTTCAACATATTCTTGATTGTCATCAATTTTTTCTGTCTTGCCTTTTTTAATAATTGTGCTACCATTCTTTTTAGTTTTGGTAACAGTATATCCATCAGAATCTAAACTTCTAATTTCAAAATTCATTAAATCAATATTCCATTCATCATAAGGACGCAAATATGCAACATTCCAATCTTGCATCCATTTTATCTTATCGGTTAATTGGTATTCTTTTGAAAATTGAGCAATGTGAAAAATTTGTTCTTCAGTCAAAGTGCCATTTTTTGCAACACCTTTTCCAAATCTTGATCTCAATTCGCTAATTTTCATTGAAGATATATGACCTCTATAAGTTGTATCTCTAAAATCTGCAAAATCAGAATATGAATAAATGGTATTTTCTGGACGAATCCATTGAACAATAACCTCTCCATCGTCATTCATGTCGGTATGAGTAGCTAAAAGACCTACTTCTGCTGAATCGTGTAATATTCTTTGTTTTAAAACAGACTCCCATCCATTGGCTGTAAATATATTATTTACGCCCATGCTGTATTTTATTTCTTCTGGCAAATGATTAAATTCAGTTGTCCATCTATCTAAATCATCTTTGTCCTCTGCTATAAATTGATCTTTTGGAATAATAGGGACACCTGATTCTATTTGTAATTGTGCAAGTATTTCTTTATTTTGGTAAATAAATTCTGCTTCATCTTCTGCTTCTTTTTTCTTAGCAACAGAAATTGCATCTACCGCAGTAACATCTACCTTTTCCCTTCTATTCATCCAAGATCCAACTAAACGAGAAACAATTGTATTACCAATAATTATTGATTTCCAGTTAATATTAACATAGTTATTCTTTCCGTTCATTTCTAAACGATCAAGAAATACACTCATGTCTATTTTACCGTTAGCAATTTGTCTATTTTTTCTGAAACGATTATTTCTAATCCAGAAATATGATTGATTGCCATAAATAGTAGAATAAATATTTTGTGCCACTCTTTTGCCATAAGCAAAATCTTTCTTAGATGGAACATCGGTAGTCAGTTGAAAGTCTTTCATCGACTGACCACTACTATCATTTGCGCTAATGTATAATGGACTGTTTGACAATTTTATCCTATTTTATGCTCAAATATAATAAATATCCCAGAATTTAATTAAAAAATTAATTAATTAAAACTTGGAGTGTACGTTTTTACAAGTGGTTCTCTTTTTGGTTGCTGCGGAACTGGCTCCATTAAACAAACTAAAAGCATTAAAAAAGATACCGTTTGGTCAAATTCAGTTCTGTTGTTTGGATCAAACTTTTTCGCATCTTCTAGCAAATTCTCAAAATCAATTGAATCGATATGATGCTCGAAGTACATAATACCAACATCGGCCTGTTTGGTTAAACTAAACGGAGTAGTAGGGAAGCCCTTATACCTTTCTGCATCTTTTTTTATAGGATCTATGGCTAATGTAGGGTAACTTCCAAGGTATTTAACCCTTCCTCTATCTCTAAAGTATGATAAATAGTCATCACTATTATGCTCATACCAAACCTTGTAGCCATAAAATTCAGAAGCCAAAAGAACCTGTTCATGCAATGTTTCTTTTATTTGAGGCCTTCCGTATAAATGCCCTATTGCCTTTCCGGTTTTTTCTGGATCTAATAAATTATATCTTCTCCCAATCCAAGCTGATGCCTTTGATCCATATTTGCCTCCCTGACTATTGCTATATCCGTCAATTGCTATGGCTCCATCATTAATTCTTTTTGGACATCTATATTTCATGTCATAATTATATTGATTTTCCTGCCCTTTTTCTGGGAACTGGGTAATTTTCCAATGGAAATCCTGCTCTTTGTCAGTAATCTCTCTCCATCTTACAGTCTGATCAATATCTCTATAAAACAATACATTCCTCTTAATAACAGGATTTTCCCTCAAGGCAGCTTCTCTGGCTCCTATGTTCATTACATTGAAAATACAACCATCCGCATCTGTACTAAAAGCTTCATCTATGGTTAATGGCTCCTTTCTAATACGAGCAGAAAGGGCTCTTGGGTTATTTTCAACCGTTTTTCTATCCGCTAAAATTTGCTCTAAAGTCTTTTCTTCGTCTGGGAAACCAAAATCATCAAAGTTTCTAGTACGCTTTGCGGACATAAAGAATCTATAAAGACCACTTGAAGTAGTTCCGTTTTCTTTTCTTTTATCTTGATTACTTTCTTCCCACAATAATTTAAACGCTTCCTGCACCCCGTCTTTTTCGGTTGTAAGCTTCTCTACAGTTGTTGTGTAAAGTGCCTTACCAATGATCTGACCTTCGTCATCTAATAAACAATAACGAACAACCTCGTGTCTATCATATACGTTTACTTCAGTTGTTTTTCCACACTCATCTGCCACATATCTATGAAGTTTTTGTCCATCATAGGCTACAGTATCTGCTGACTGGTGGTCAATAACTGATCCTAATTCATCCTTATCTACGCTTTCCTCTGCTTTTTTACCCCTTACGTTCGTTTTTTGGAACCTCATTTCTGATTTAGGATTTACCCCTAGGGACATATCATACTCCGGTCTAAAGAACTTAGGAAGCCTTCTGAATGGATTAACAACAGTTTTACCAAAAAACTTCTTGGCATCAGATCCGGTTTTAGACTGAATACCTCCATTGGTCATTTTGGTACGAGTTGTGTATTCTGTAACAAACAAACCAGCTACAAATGATTTACCAAAACGTCTTTTTGTTACCTCAAGCATACCCATACAAAGGGGATCTTGAATACAATAATCCATGAAATAGAATTTCTCCAGATCTGGCATCCTGAATTTAGGATACCCAATATCTATAGACCACCATTGTAAATATAAATAGTGCAAACCAGTCAAGTAGGTAGGAACACCATCATTCATATACCAAAAACCATTTAAACGCCTATCCCATTCTTGCTTCTTGTATTCCTCTAGTTTCTCGTCATAAAACTCCGGAGCTTCATCTTTCTTTTTCTTGTCATAATCATCCCATGCTTTTATAGTATCTGCATACCAATTTGGCATTGGGATTCTTTTCCAATATTGCTCTGATTTTATTTTAGATCTTTCATAAACCCCTCGATACTCCAATTGCTTTGTAAAATTATTATACACATACCCCTCTGGAGGAAGATTGCATTTAAGCCCCTGAATATCTATTATAGTGCCGTTTTCTATTTTTTCGTACATGTTATAGGCGTTTACCTGCTAATTCCCCTATTTCATCGGCTACGCTTTCAGGGGAATAAGGTCTTTGTTGTGCTTTAATTTCTTTTTTTTCTTCCTTTACATCTTGCCCGATGCCAGCTATTGCCCCAAGTGATTTTATGGCATTTGATACACTTTCGGCATCTGACCATACTTTTTGTAATCTTTCAAATGTTTTATCCTTTGGATCGTCAGGGCTTAACATTAAACTTGTTAATTTATTATCATTAAGCAAATCAGCCATTTCATTAGCTTTTCTCTGCAAGCTATAATATAATTTACCCACACCGTCTTGCTCATAATACGAGTTTTTGCTCTGCAAATAAGCTACTTGCTTTTCTAAATCTTTAATTCTATTCTCTAGTTCTACAGACATATTAAATTTGGAGTTGAAAATGTTACTAATTTTGTTGCATCTCCTTTTGTGTATCCAACTAACAAATCGCCATTTATGACAAGATTTGTTAAATTGTGATCCACAGCTATAACTTCTTCTCTATCATTAAATTCCTCGTAATGCCTCAATCTGATGATTTTTTCCTCTACTCCTTTTTCATTTTGATAAATAATCTCATAATCACAAGCTTTTAGAGTCTTAACCACATTGCCCGTTAAATGCCCGCTTGTGACATATAAATAATCTTTTAATACAGATGGCTCAATACCTTCCAAGACACCGGTATAAGGCTCAAAAACCCTTAAAGCGGTAATAAAATTATTTAATGGTTCCCACTTATCTTCTGGATTCATTCTCCATAAAAAACACTCCTCCTCTGGAATTGAATAATATTTAATATCAGAAGATGCCTCTTGCGTAGGCGGTTGATAATTAAAGATCCTGTAAGTATCGTGAGTTGAATTGTGATGAATAAGAACTTCAGCTCCTGCTGGAACATTCTTAGAATCAATAACAATTGCATTTACGGGCTTTACATATCTCATGTTAAAATTGTCATAAACCCTTTCTAATCTAATCTTGGTTCCATCCTTAAAGGTATGGCTGTTTTTGCTCTCCAAATCCACGCTTACTATAACTTTCCCAGTAGGTGCGACTAGTTTCATAATTTAATTAATTTAATTCCAAAGTTAGGCATTTCCTTCTTTAAACAAAATTTATTATATTTGTATTGCCCAAAAAAATATTTTAAAACAAATAAAAAAAACAAAACATGGCAAATCACGTTTCGGTATATGTTTACCGTAAAAACCAAGATGATTTAAAGAATCAAAATGGTACCCCTGCAACAACTGGAATCTTATTTAGTTTCCCAGTTACCGTATTTTCAGTTAACCCTAGCACCGTTGTAGCTAATGGAGTACAAATGAACTCTGTAATTACAGTTGCTCCTACTGGATTAAATCAACCAGCAGACAAGTATTACACAGATTCAACTGTAGCCGGCTTAGTAGCAGCATCAAATGGTGGTGGATCAGTTACCACGACTACAACTGCAGCTCCAACAACCACAACTACAACAGCAGCAGCTTAATTTATTAAAACATTAAAAAAAAATTATCATGGCACAACAAGTAGCATTAACAGTGTATAAAAGAAATCAATACGATTTAAACAATGCAAACGGAACTCCAGCAACTTCTGGAATTTCTTACAGCTTTGCAGTAAATTCATTCGTAGCTAGACCAGTAGAAGTAGCAACTACTGCTAACGGAGTTTCAATGAATTCTGTAATTGAGCTTTTCCCAACGGGATTAAATCAACCAAAGGTTTCATTTTTCACTGCATCAACAGTAGCGCAAATCAATACAGCAGCTAACGCTTAGTCTGTAAAAGATTTTTAAAAGAGCCCCTTATTTAGGGGCTTTTTTATTTTCTTTATGTACTGTTTTTAAATTTTTATAAATTCTTTTTGCATCTTCTAAAGATTTACCAGCTCCCGCAGCCATTGCAACAGCTAATCTTCTTAATTTTTTACTTGCTTTGTTGTTCATAATTAAAGTTTAACGCCCCTGCCCTTTGTATTTTTTTGGACGAGGTGAATGTTTATTGTAAGATTTTTTAGCGCTTCCTGATTTTTTAGTACCGAAAGAAACCTTTCCATTACTTGTTGTTTTTGCCATTTTTTATTTTTTTGTTTTTAAAATAACTTCTGTCGATACCGCCCCAGTCCATTCTATTTGGACAAACGAGTATGTCGTCATCATAAAAATTTCGCACAATGCCAGTGTCGTGCAGTATGACTTTCCAAACAGTGTTGATTTCTGTTCCGTAGTCGATCCATGCAATTGCTTTGCCTCGTCCAAGTGGAGTTTCGACATCTATTATATTTTTAAGTTCATGAATATACATTAAAATCCACTTTCTGCAATTGGTTCAAATCCATTTTCTTCAGTTTTTTTAGAAGATAGTAATTGAACACTTGTTACCCTAATTGCTAATTGAGATACCATTTCATTGTTATTGTTTTTATACATCCTAGCTTCTGGATATCCTTCAACATAAACTTGTGTAGCTTTTTTTAAATAATTACCAAGAACTATTCTATCAGTCCAATAAGAACAGCTTACCCAAATAGTTTTATCAACTTCAACACCATCTTTGTTTTTAAATTTTTCAGAATGAGCTACTGAAAAGTTAATTACATTTTTACCATTTACATTGTTCACTTGAGAGTCTTGCCCTAAGTGCCCAATAATTTGCATTTTAATCATCGTTTTGTTTTTTGTTTTAAAAAATATCTTGTTGTTTTCCTTTATCTGGTCTAAAATCTATATTGTTATCATTTAAAAGTTTCTGTAATGGATCTTTACCATCAAAAAAGAATCTTCTAGTTTTAAATAACATTTCAAACATAATAAATCCTTTCTTACCAACCACCTTTTGCCTTCTAACTTTTTTGCTATGAAATTCACAAGTTGGATTTTGTGGATCAGTTTGAGCAAAAGGCCTATGATATACAAGGATATTATCCATTTTATTATTCCACATCGCACCATCCGTTAAATCAAATACATCAGGACAAGGATAGTTTCCATCAGATGCTTTTTGCATTTTAATTGGATGCGCTACAATCCAAAAGTAAATATTATTTATTTGTGCAAATCTAGCAAATACAGAAAGAACCCACTCTAAATATTTATCACTTCTTGAGAACTTTTGATACTCGTTTGCCATCTGATTAAATGGATCAATATCTACACCATCTATACCTTCTTTTACGATCAATCTTAAAAATACTTCCATCACATATTGTGGAGTTGGAGAAACATCTTTTGGATATACATAAAAAACATGCTTGCATACAAGATCGTAAACATACTCATATACTTCTCTTGGTGGCCTATTTGGATTATTTGGGCTACAATCACATCCCAGTATAATTTCCACATAATCGTGATAATATTCTTCTGGTGGATTGTCCTCTGGAGCAAATGAAGCAAATTTTTCTCCATAAAGAATAATTCGCATTGCCTGATACCATTTTTTAAATGAAGATTTACCATAGTTACCAATACCGGTAAGAACTGTAATTTCACCTCTCTTAGGCTTAAATTTATCATCTAATTCTGGAACACCTATACCATCAACTTTAGCATATCCATTATCATAAATACTTAAAGCTTGCTCCTTTACATCAATACCATAAATTACATCCTTAATTCCTAAACCTTCATCAAAGATTGTCTGATCAACTTCAATTTCTTTTCTAGTTGTTTTATCGACAAGCATTTCTTTATCAAAAGAAGCGCTTCCGTATCGTCCTTGATTTACTCTATATGCTGACTTAATTGTACGATCTGCTTCTGTTTTAGTAAATTCAGAATTAGAAACAAATTCATTATGAATCATTGCATTAGCAGTGTATTCGTTAATACCAAATCTGCAACAAGCTGAAGCTAATTTAAAAATAAAATTATTCCTTTCCCCGGTTACAAATGCTTCATTTTTATTAGATAACCAAGTTAAAATATTTTTAAAAGTTTTTTGATCATCATCAGTCCTTTCGTATGTGATAATCTTTTCAGTCTTTTTAATCTTTTTAAAAACTTCAGCAGCTTCGTTTATGTATATTTCAGGATCGTAACTTTCATAACAAACTCGACTTGGATTAATACCGCTTTTGTCAATTTCAGGGAAAACCTCTTGTAAAGCCTGAAAGTGTTCCCTATGCTTTGATCCACTAGCTATTTTTATCAAAGCTTTCAATCCATTACCAGAAGGGCTAACCCAACAAGCATAAACAAAAGGCTGTGATATAATTTCAGTCTGCTTGTCCCTAAGTTCATAAATATTATCAAAATCCAAAACTATAAATCCACTATGCTTCAAGATATCCACATCCTTCCTATCAGCAGCAAATTTTCCACTAAAACAAATACAAGGCAGGTTTTTTTTAAGCTCACCTGCTTTTTCCTTGTCAATCGTATTTCGAATATCTTCAACCATCTTTTTCGAGTTCCCCTGCTTTATTCTTTTCAAAGCATCGGCAACCGAAATGTAAAAAGGCTCTTTTGCCCATATGTTCTTAAAAGCTGTTATCATTGTTCTAGGGGTTTAAAGGCTTTTCTAGCCGCTTCGACTTGATTTTGATACTTATTACCAACTCCGCCAGAAAGTGTCTTATTTTGGCTTATTTTAAGCTCAAAGAAGCCTTTCCAGCCATTTGCCATAGATTGTTTTACAATTTCAGTGGCTATATTCAAATCTTTACCAGACAAATCCACCAAATTATCAAATGCAGCCTGTTCGCTTTGTAAAGTCTTATACTTGAATTTAAAATATTCCAACTTGTAATCTTTCCACTGATCCCATAAATCAACTATCTCCATTCCAGCCCATAAAAAATTAATTTTCGCCCCTTTAACCATATCCTTATCCATATCCTTAACCATATCCATATCCTTACGTCCTTGTAAGGACCTTTTAAGGGGCTTATTTTCAGTTTTTCTTAAATTGTATTTATCAAGCAAATAGATAATACTACTATGAGCTCTATTGTCTGGATTTAGTCCAGAAGGATACTGAAATTCTATAAAAGAAGGAATAAACCACTTATTTCCATTATCAAAAATTATAATTTTATCCTCAAAGCTTTTAATTGCCTCTTTAAGATCAATTTTTTCACCTATTCTTATTTTAGCAACATCTATATCCACCTGCCATACGCCCGCATGATCGCAATCATCGCAAATGTATAACCAAAGGAGCTTATAAGCCCCTTGCAAGCCCCTTATAAAGGGCTTCTTCCACTTTTCAGTATCAGTGAATCTCTTAGCCATTTTTTTGTAATTAATCGTTAATAAAATCAGTGTCTAATACCCTGTTTATTTTTGCCAAATTAGAATCTGACAAAGCAAAAGTTCGTTGTTTTAATACTGAATAAAGTGTTGGGTAAGGTATTTCAGTCTTATCTGAAAGCCACGCTAACGTGCGCTCGATTTCTTCAAGATGCAGTAAAACCTCATCTCTAACCGATTGTTTTTTTTCTTTTTCCATAAAATTTGTTGATTATTTCACAAAGTAAAATGTAATTATTCATATTGCAAAATATTTTTTTGTTTATTTAATTAATTTAATTAATTTTGTTTTATGAGATTAAATAGTACGATCATTACAAAGAAAAAAAGATGCGTTAATTGCGGCAAAATGGACTACCATTTTTCTAAAAAAATGTGTAAACAATGCGCTACAATTCAATCTACATACAAAAGAATGGAAGAATTTGAGGATGATACAGAAAGCTTTCAGAACCTAGTTCAGGATTTGGATGCAGTATTTAGTCAGTACATTAGATGTAAGCATGCGGACAAAGAAGGGAATGTATATTGTTATACTTCTGGTGTTAAGATGAGATGGCAGGATTCGCAGTGCGGCCATTTTATATCAAGATCTAATTTATCTACCAGATGGTTAGAGGATAATTGTAAACCACAAAGTCCACATGATAATTGCTATTTATCAGGCAATATTGCCGTATATGAGAAAAAACTAGAACAAGAAAGAAACGGATTGCCAGAATATTTGCAAGATGTCGCTAGAGAGATTAATAAACCAACTAAAGACGAACTTAAGGCATTGATCGTAGAATATCGATCAAAGTTGATCCAAGTAAAAAAGAAATTTATAAAATAAATTATATTTTTACAGAGGTAATCGTTTTTGGTTTAGTAAATAAGAGGCCCCTGTTGAAAAACGGGGGCTTTTAATTAAATTTATTTTTTTAATTAAATTAATTATTTTAACTTTGATTTTATTAATATAAAATTAAATAAAAATGGCAAGAAGTACAAGTCCAGACTCTGTATCTACAAAAGTCGCAAATCTTAATATAGATTCATCAATAACATTTAAAAATCCATATACCTCTGTTGCTGTAATGGTTTCAATGCTTAGAAAAAAAGAAGAACACGCAGGTAAGATTTTTAAGATCAGCTTTAAAAATAAAAAGACTACTGTAACAAGACATAAATAATATATGCACATTCAAGTAATAAATTATCAAAAGACCTTTAATTTAGGAAATTATTCTTCTGAAAAAATAGGAGTTGAAATAGCTTTAAATCAAGGTGATGACGCAAAATTAGCTTTGCAAGAAGCACAAAAGCTTGTTGAAGAATATCATCAAGAAAATCTTGAAAAGATCCAGTTTCAAAGTGTAGAAGAAATTATATGGAATGAACCGGTTAAAAAAGAAAAAAAAGAAACTAAAAGCTTAGCCCAAAGAACTAAAGAATTTATTGATTCATGTAAGACTATAAAAGAACTTAAGGCTTGGGAATTGATGTGTAAAAACAATGTTGAGTTAAGTCAATATTATAATGAAAAATTTCTTACTTTAAAATGATAATATGAAAATAGCATCACACAAAACGCAAATTGAAAAGTATTTGAATTCAGGAAGAACATTAACCGCTATTCAAGCTTTGACCAAATTTGGTTGTTTTAGACTTGCGGCTAGAATTGCAGATTTAAGAAAGGATGGAGTAAATATTGTAACAGACATTGTAACACAAAAGGGGAAATCATTTGCTAGCTATAAAAAAATAAAATAAACGAATATGCTTGACTTTTCAAAAACATTAATTAGATCAAGTTCTGTAGGATACTTAATGACAGAGCCTCAATCAAAAGCTGATAAAGAAGCTGGATTGCTTTCTAAAACAGCACAAAGACATCTTTTAGAAGTTTATATTGCTGAAAAATATGGTCGTAAAAAAGATATTCAGACAAAACAAATGAAGAAAGGGATTGAAGTTGAGGATGAATCTATTGAGCTGTTAAATCAATATCTGAATAAAGATTATTCAAAAAATACTCAAAGATTTTCAAATGAATTTATAACGGGGCTTCCGGATATTGTTGCATTAAGTCCAAACACCGTTGTTGATATTAAATCTAGCTATGATTTATGGACATTTTTGGGTAATTTGCCAGATAAGTTAGATAATTTATACTACTGGCAACTGCAATCTTACATGTGGCTTACTGGATCTGAAAAAGCATATATAGCTTATTGTTTAGTAAATACTCCATTTGGAATCATAGAGCAAGAAAAAAGATATTTATTAAATAAAATGGATGTTATATCAGAAGAAAGCCCAGAGTATGTTCAGGAAGCAACAAAGCTTGAATTTAACATGACATTTGATGACATTGCTGTTAATGAAAGAGTTTTAATATTCCCTGTAGAAAGAAATGAAGATGATATTTTACGAATTCAATATAAGGCAGAAAAAGCTAGAGAGTACTTAAGCGAAATAGAAGAAACACATTTAAACTTTAATAAATAATGGATCAAAAGGTAAAAAGAGGGGCAAACATCATTAATGCTATTCAAAATTTGAAAATGGCACAAGAACAATTTGATGATTTTTGCAGGCAATACCCCAATTCTCAAGGATCTAGATTATTTGGATCTTACAGTAAAAGAATATCTTGGATTTTTAGCGATATAGTTACTCACCCATTTTTAACCGATGAAGTCAGGAATGGCATTAAGCACGAAATAGAAAGTGATGTTTTTGCCGTTCCTGCTATCATTGAAATGGTTGCATTATTAAGCCCAGAGCAAAGAGATCTAATTGAATCAACATTGGAAGCAATGCTTTCTGGACAAGAGGTTAAAATAGTAGATATAAACGATGAAACACATGATTCAAGTAATTAAAGATTTATTTTTTATGTTAATATTTACATTTTTATATTTTTTTAGTATAATGATGGGAGGTATTTTTTTCTTATTATGGATTTTAAAAAACAAACTAAAACAAAATGGCAAAAGCAGGAGCTAAAACAGCAAAAGTGGTATCAATAGTACCAGAAGAAAAATTAATTGGATGTGATTTTTGTATGCAATTTGATATGGATGAACCTCATGTAGTAGCTGCAACAGATAATCCAGAAGGATTTATGGAAATAAAAGTAACTCCAATAATGGACGGAGGAGTAGTGTTTCAATGCCCAACAACGGGTAAAAAATTGAGAATATTTGCCAGACCATTAACAGATGCAGGAAGGAAGATTATAGATGAAAATCCATTGCCAACAGAAAACAAATAACCATATGGACAAAGAAGAAATAAAATATTTAATAAAACTTATATTAATAGAAGTAATATTTCCAATAATATTTTTATCTGCAATAGTATTTTTATGTTTTATGTATATTAAAAAATAACCCCAAAAATGGAAAGAGATTATGATATTTTATTACCAAAAGATAATATGGTAGCCCCATTAAGAAAAATAGCTGAACAATGTAATGAAATTGGGATAGACAATATTTTAATAAAAACTGATTTTAAAACTAAAAACAAGGCAAGATGCAATATTAACTGGGAACTTGCTTGGCATCGTGATCCTGTTAATTTCCCATTAAATAATAAAC